GGTGACATAACCGCAGTAACCGCGGGCACTGGTTTAAGTGGAGGAGGAGCGTCAGGTGATGTAACTTTAAATGTTGAAGCCGCCCAATCTGGCATAACATCATTAGGAACATTAACTGGTCTTGAAGTCCTCCAACCAAATACTTCTGCTAGTTTATTAGTAGGTGAATACAATGTTGGATTTGACATAGCTGGGGTTGATACCTTCCAAATTACAGGTTCAGGACTTATAATTTCCGGAACTGGAATGGATCAAAATCACCATAACATGTTAAAGATTGGTGATGTAGAATTAATAGATTTAAATACAGTGGGTTCTGTTAATGAATTTTTAATTCATAATGTTAATTCCTTTAAAATTACAAGTGGTAGTGATGGAGGAGATATAGCAAATGACGATGGTAGATTACTTGAACATAATGGTACTGATTTTAAAATATATAGAAATAATGAGGCCGTAATAACCTCTGATACAAGTGGTAATGTTACTTTTGATGGTAATAATATATCATTTGTACCTACAGGAGATACACTTTTTAAAGCATTGAATGCTACCCCTAACTCTAATGGCCACCTTATATATACTACTGCAAACCCAAGCTCAAGTCCCCAAACTGCAAAATCAACAGCACTTAATACTTTATTCCCTTACTTAGGTGGTGCCATAACAGCATCTGATGTTAGTGCAAGTGGTACTGGTTACTTTAACGCAATAAGAATGCCCCAAGATGGTGGGTCACTTACATCGAAATTATATTTTGGCTCTTCCCTAAGTGGGGATAGTGGTTATTTATATGATGATGGTGATAATTTACGTCTAGGGTACAATGATAGTGACATTTTATCAATCCATGATGTTACTCCCCATGTTTCAGTTACTGGGAACCTTCAAGTCTTTGGTGGTGGTGGGGGTAACATAACGGCTTCAGGTGACATAAGTGCTAGTGGAACATTTATATCAAATGGAGTTACTGTAGATGCAACAGGATTTGGTGCCTCTGATAATGCACTTCAAGTTGTAAATTCATCAGGCACTCCAATTTTTGAAGTTGAAGGTACAGGAGATGTAACAGCTAACCAGTCTGGACGCGTTGCCGCTTTTAATATAGTAAGAGTAGCTGCAGGCGCTCAATCTGCACCTAGTATAGCATTTAGTAGTGATACTAACACAGGAATTTATGCTCCCTCCTCAGACCAACTTAATATCCAAGCAGGAGGTGGTACAGTTGAATTATATGTTAATACTAGTGGAGTAACCGTAAACAATGGAACATTTGCTATTCCAGGATTTAGCGATGTTTCAGCATCATTAGCGGCAGCTGGTGGTGGAGCTGCTGCTACAACTTATAGAACTATAATTGAAAGCAGCTGTTTCTTTGGTCAGAATACTTTAAGATATTTACCATTTAATAGTTTATCAGAACAAAGTGGTTTTAACTACTTATCAATAACACCAGCAGCCGCTGATGGTAAATTAGTTTCTATTACAATGTGGCCTCAATCATCAGGGGGATCTACAGTAGTAGGTTTACATATTAACAGTAATGCAACGGCTGCTACTACAGACACCCAAACTATAACGGCAGGTACTCCATTAACATTTACATTTAGTAGTAACAACACATTCTCACAAAATGATGAATTATCTTTTAGTGTAAACCCAACTAATAGTATAAATGGAATAGCTGCCCAAATAGTCTTAGAATACGATTTATAATAAATAACAATGGCATTAGACAGTAAAAAAACCCCAAGAAGACTTATAAAAGGTCGTACGGATAACTTATTAGATTCAACATCAGATACTAATGCAAGCTCTAGTATGGCAGCAGATATTTTCTCCCAAGATCCTACTTACGTAGATGGTACTATAACTCCTATAATGTACCATATAGATTTAGTACAAGAAGATATTGATGAATTAAGAAGATTTCTTACGGGATCTATGGAAATTCCTTCAGGTTTAGGAGATGCCTCAAGCGCTGGTGATGTAGGTTTGGGTGCTGAAGTTATTGATCTTGGAGGAACTAGTAATTTACTTCAAGGTAGAGTATTTTATAAAACTACTACTAGTTGGGGCGCCGCTAATGCTACTTCTGCGGGGTTAGCAGCTTATGGATTTTTAGGAGTATCAAAAGGAGGTAACATGGTTGATGGATTTGTTATAAGAGGAATAGTATATATAGCTACAGATCCTGGGGGTAGTATAGGAGATTTAGTCTATTTATCAACAACTAATAATACATTAACAACAACTGCTCCTTCAGCAAATGGAAATGTAGTTAGAGTAGTAGGTCACAAAGTAGGAACTAATTTAGTTTATTTTAATCCTAGTACAAACTGGGTAGAATTAACAGTATAATGGCTATAAGTAAAGTTTCAGGAGTATTATGGGCTAATGTAGCCAAATATGGAGGAGTATCTAAAGCTAATATAGCTAATTTAGTAGGACAATCTGCACCTTCATCGGGTGGTGGTCCTGCTTGGTCTTCTACATTATATCAATTTGAAGATCAAACCAGAGCTAACAGCTCTAACCTTAATAGCTTTTGGACCCCCAGTGGAACAGCAGCTAGTTGGGTAAATGGTCCAAATGCAGTAAATGGCACTTATTGGGGCCGTGTTTCTAATAAAAGTGTTACAGGATGGAATACAGAACAAGATGGTACAGGTTCAGGAGGAACAGGTCCTGCAGGTGGTGTTACTATTCCTAGTGGGGCTCACTCAACTGCTAATAGCACAGATATGTATTTATATACTGAAGTTTCAAGCCAAGGAAGGAATTATTGTTTTGTAACTAGAACACCTGGATTCAACTTTAGCACCTCAATGGGTGATACTAGTAGAAATCTAGACTTAAAATTTTGGGTACATGCCTATGGTAGTGATATAGGGGATTTATACGCTTATATAGATGATACTTCTACTTCTAATCACTCAAATGCTACTGAGCTTGCAGCATACGAAAGTTTTTCGGGATTTACTAGTAACTCATCAGTATGGCAGCAAAAAACCATTAGTTTAAATAATTATAGAACAGTAAATTCATCCCATTATATCTATTTTGTGTCTCAAAATGCAACAAGGTTTAGAGGCGACTTAGCAATTGATGGAATCCAAATTGTAGAATCATGAGAGTAAAATATATTTGTGAAACACACGGTTATATAGTGTATAATTCCTCAAGCGGTGAATTTATAGCTACATCTTCTATTTTAGATCCACACCTTCCCTCTGATGACCCTGAAGTGGGTGATTTTGAATTTGGTACTTGGGATACTGGAAGTCTTCTTTATACACCAGACTAAAATAATTTGGAGTTTCTAAATTTATTACATACGTATATCTAAATAATAAAAAATTAAAGTTATGGCTGTTAAAAAATCAAAAACTTCAAAACTTGCAACTGAAGAAGTTGTAGAACTTAATGAACTTCGTACTAAAACAAGTGAACTTACTTTCCAAAGAGGACAAATGGGTATTGCTGAAGACAATATTAAAAGGCAATTAAATCAACTTGCTGAGCAATTTAATGAATTATATACTAAAGAAAATGAAATTTCATCAAAATTGTTCGAAAAATATGGTAAAGGTTCTGTTAATTTAGAAGAGGGTACTTTTACGGTTGAAGAATAATTCTTTTATTAAGGTTTAATATTTTTCTAGATATTTATTATTAGCTTTCACTTTGTTCATGTTTTGACAAAGGAACCCATATTTATATACAACACAAATAATCTAGAAGATAATGGCCGAACAAATAGTATCACCGGGAGTATTTCAAAGAGAAACCGACCAGTCATTTATAACACCTGCTCCCGTAGAAGTAGGTGCTGCAATCGTTGGTCCAACAGTAAAAGGACCCATTGAACAACCAACTGTAGTCACTTCATTTGCTGACTATAAAGACAAATTTGGAACAACCTTTGTTTCTGGTTCTGATAATTTAGAATTTTTTACTTCTATTGCAGTACAAAAGTATTTTGCTAATGGAGGTAATAGCATGTTAGTTACTAGAGTAGTTTCAGGTTCTGGAACTGCATGGGAATATGCAACAAGTACGAACATAAGTTCAAATCAAGGGGCATCTTCAGGATTTGCTAGTGGCTCATTAGTATTTGATAATAATTTCTTCCAAGACGAAGGAGATGAATTACAAGTAACTGTTGGCAGTACTGAATTTAGATTCATTGCTTCAGACCCCAATGAAATTCCTGCAGATAACTCACCTTTATTCTTTGTTTCTACTGGTTCAAATAATGCAACATCAATTGATAACTTAGTATCTAAAATAGGAACTGCAAATTCTTTAGGAGCAGGTATAACTGTTAATGATGGTACTACATTCTTAGGTATTTCTGCTTCTAATGCAGGTACTGTAGGTAATTTAATTACTATAGAAACTGGTTCTGGTGGTAGTATTTCAACAGATGTATTAACCTTATCAGGTGGTACTGATGGTGTAGGAAATATAACATTTACTTTAAAAACTTTAGGTGAAGGTATTGTTCTTAATAACTCAACAGGTGCTACAGATGCTGGTGCTCAATATTCAGATGGATCATTACAATCAGGATCTAAAGATAACTTAAGATATGAAATTAGTGGGGTAAACACCAATACAGGAACATTTAATGTTTCTATTAGAAGGGGTGATGATAACACTAACAACAAAATTATTTTAGAAACATTTATAGGATGTAGTTTAGACCCTAAATCAGATAACTATATAGCAAAAGTAATTGGTGATCAATACACTTCAGCAACTGAATATGAAGGCCAAACTGTTGTTAGAGTTAACGGTGATTATCCAAATAGATCTAGATTTGTAAGAGTATCATCTGTAACTCTACAAACACCTGATTATTTGCGTGTAGATGGAGAAGTCGGATCCGACTCTAATGGAGTATCTTACTCACAACGTTTACCAAATGTACAAAGTGGTTCTTTCCAGGGTGCTACAGGTACTAATATCCCTGCGAGTGAAGCATTATTAACTTTTGAAAATATTTCTGAAGTGAATTCTCAAGGATTAGTAGCTAGTGATTACACAACAACTTTAAATATCCTTAAAAACGCAGACGAATACAGATTTGCTACTATTACTATCCCTGGAATGTATGATCAGAACTATGCAAGTGCTGTAGCTTCATGTATTGAATTATGTGAAGGAAGAGGAGACACATTCTTTATTACAGATTTAGTAGCTTACAATGCTTCTATAAGTGATGTAACAACAGAATCAGGAACTTTAAATACTAATTTTGCTGGTACTTACTGGCCTTGGGTTCAAGTTCCATCTACTGAATTAAGTAGAAACGTTTGGGTTCCTGCTTCAACAGTAATGCAGGGTGTATATGCAGCAAATGACAGAATAGCAGCTCCATGGTTTGCACCAGCAGGCTTAAATAGAGGTGGATTACCTGTAGTAAGAACTGAATTTAAACTAACCCAAGCATTAAGAGATACTTTATATGATAATAGAGTAAACCCACTTGCAACTTTCCCTAAAGTTGGACCTGTTGCTTATGGGCAAAAAACATTACAGAAAAAAGCAAGTGCTTTAGATCGTATTAATGTTAGAAGATTATTAATTTCCCTTAAAAACTTTATAGGTGACACTTCTAAAAATTTAGTATTTGAACAAAATACAACTGTAACAAGAAATAAATTCTTAAACGCAGTTAACCCATTTTTAGAATCAGTACAGCAGAGACAAGGTTTATATGCCTTTAGAGTTGTTATGGATGAAACTAATAACACCGCTGAAGCAATTGATAGAAACCAATTAGTTGGTCAGATATTTATCCAACCCACTAAAACTGCTGAATTTATAGTCTTAGACTACACTATCCAACCAACAGGTGCAACATTTAACGACTAAAAATTTAGCTTTAATATATTTATAACAAAACAACACGACAATGGCAATATTAAGTTCAGCAGATATGTTCTATACAGCTTACGAACCTAAGCTGCAAAATAGATTTATATTTTACATCGATGGTATACCCGCTTATCTCATTAAAACCGCAGATAAACCAAAGTATACCGCAGAAGAAGTGGTTCTCGACCATATCAATGTAAAAAGAAAAGTAAAGGGTAAATCCGATTGGTCTCCAATTACTTGTACATTATACGATCCTGTAACACCTTCAGGAGCACAAGCAGTGATGGAATGGGTTCGTTTACATCACGAGTCAGTAACTGGTAGAGATGGATATTCTGATTTTTATAAAAAAGATATTAGATTTAATACTTTAGGACCTGTTGGTGATGTTGTTGAAGAATGGATCTGTAAGGGTGCTTATGTTACTAATGCAGAATTTGGATCAGGTGACTGGACTTCATCTACCCCAATGGAAATAAGCTTAACAATTGCTATGGATTATGCAATCTTAAATTACTAAGATTTTTAACATAAATAAATTAAGAGGTGCGCAAGCACCTCTTTTTTTTACATATGTATATGCAAACATATAATAAGTTATAATATGGAAGAAAATAAATCAATGTTTCCAACCGAGGAAGTAACATTACCCTCAAAAGGATTAATTTATCCCCAAGATAATCCATTAGCTAAAGGTACACTCGAAATGAAGTACATGACTGCTAAAGAAGAAGACATTTTAACTAATGAAAGTTACATTAAAAATGGTACTGTAATTGATAAATTATTACAATCTTTAATTGTTACACCAATTAACTATAATGATTTAATAGTAGGTGATAAAAACGCAATTATGATCGCAGCTCGTGTTTTAGGTTATGGTAAAGATTACACCTTTACTTTAGGAGATGAAGAATTTACTGTAGACCTAACAGAAGTAGATGATAAAGAATTAAAAGAAGAACATTTATTAGAAAAAGGTAAAAATGAGTTTGAATTTACTCTTCCTACTATCAATAAGTCTATTACTTTTAAAATTTTAACTCATGCTGATGAGAAAAAAATTGACACTGAAGTTAAAGGTCTTAAAAAAATTAATAAAAATAATTCTGCTGAATATAGTACTAGATTAAAACATATGATACTTTCTATAGAAGGTGATTATGAACGTAAAACTGTTCGTCAGTTCGTAGATACTAATTTATTAGCTAGAGATGCAAGAGCTTTAAGGGAATACGTCAGAGAAATCCAGCCTGATGTAAATTTAACCTTTGATCTTGAAAATGAAGCTGGAAGCGTAAAAGGAGACGTAAAGATCCCAATTGGGATCACGTTTTTTTGGCCTGACACCGAATTATAAATTTCAACTTTACGACGAAATCCATGATTTAGTATATTATGGAAATGGAGGCTTTTTGCATTCTGAAGTATATAATATGCCTATTCATATTAGAAGATTTCATATTAGAAAAATTAATAATCTTCATGAAAAACATAATGAAGAACACAAAAAAGCCTTACAAACCTCTAATCGCACAGCCCAAAATATCCCAAAAATGCCTAATATACCAAAAAACTTAAAATCTTAATATTTATATTAGACATAATTCTATTCTATGGCTACAGATAATGTAAACGATCTTAACGACTCAGCAGAAAACATTAGAGAAGTTTTTGCTGAAATTAGTAATCTTGTTGATGAGTTAAATAAAAATTTAGCCCAAACTGTTAATTTAACTCAAAACGTTACTGGTAATCTTTCAAGTAGTACTGACCAAACTAAAGAACAGGTTAGAGAAGAAGCTACACGAGAAAACATTCAAAAAAGAATGCAAAGTTTATCTAATGATGAACTAAAAACTCTTAAAGAAGGGCTAAAAACAGGTAAAGGCCTTACTAAAGAATTAGCAGCTAAAATAGGATTAGAAGGTAAAGCAGGAACATTAGCAGGAACTGCTGCTAAAATGAAAGCCCAATCATTAGGTTTAACAGAAAAACAAGTTAAACGGCAAATTTTGCTTAATGAAGCCCAAGCAGTTTCTAATAAATTACAAGGATTATCTAATAGAATATTAGATGAATTTGTTAAACAATTATTGGCTGCTGATAAAGAAACTACTCAAATAGCTAGAAACTTAAACTTATCTAAAGAAGAAGCTGCAGATTTAAAGCAAGAATTTGCTGTAGCTGCCCTACAATCAGGCGATATAGCAGTTAATTCAATTAGAATGGCTAAGGCTATGGGCACATTAAACGAACAGTTAGGAACAGCTGTTAGATTTAATGACGAAATGTTAATGACTACTTCTAAGTTAACAGATGTAGTTGGTTTATCCGCAGAAGCAGCAGGTAGTTTAGCATTTCAAGCCCAAATATCAGGTAATAGTTTAAGAGAAGTAGAAGAAAATGCTTTAGGAGCTTCATATGAATTACAACAAGGAGCAGGTATAGCTCTTAACATGAAAGGTATCCTTGAAGCTACAGGTAAAGTTTCAGGACAATTAAGAGCCCAATTAAATGGAAACCCTGAAACAATAGCTAAAGCAGTTACACAAGCTAAATTATTAGGAGCAGAAATAAATGATATAGCAAATGCTAGTAAATCATTATTAGAATTTGAATCTAGTATTGAATCAGAACTAGAAGCAGAATTATTGACCGGCAAACAACTTAACCTTGAGCGTGCTAGGGCAGCAGCATTAGCTGGTGATCAAGCTACAGTAGCTGAAGAGTTAGCCAAAAATATGGGTACATTTGGTGATTTTACTAAAATGAATACCTTACAGCAAGACGCTTTAGCCAAATCTATGGGTATGAGTTCAGATACGTTATCTGACATGCTCTTTAAACAGGAAACTATGGGTATGAATGCCCAACAATTAAGAGCTTTAGGTAAAGACGAATTAGCAGATAGATTAGAACAATTAGATACTCAAGAAAGATTAAAACTTGCCCAAGAAAAATTCCAAGCTACTTTAGGTGATATAGCAACAGCCTTTATACCCTTTATGGATATGGTTTCTGGAGTAGCATCTTCATTTGCTTCAATGCCTGGGGTTATGGGGGCTTTATTAGGAATAATAGGAGCATTAGTAGTAGCTCAAAAAGTATTAGCAGCTATATCTATGGTAACTGCTGTATCTAAAATATTTGGAGAAAATGCTAAAGCAGGGCCCATAGTAGGTACTATAGCAGCATTAGCAGGAGTTGCAGCATTATTTGGTGCTGTAGCCGCATCTAAACAAAAAGTTAGAGATGGTATAGCACCTGCAAGTAAAGGTCCATTTACAATCACTGACAATTATGGTGGAATGGCAACAACTACCCCTGGTGATAATCTACAAGTTGGTCCTAAAGTAGGTGCTAAATCCTCTCCAGCACCTATAGTAATACAAAATAATTGGGATGCTTTTGCTGCTTCAAATGGTAATGGTAGACGAGGATTAGGAGGAACTCAAGAAATGCAGGCAAGTCCTACATTTGCTTAATATTTATAACAAAACAATAATACAATGGCACTTAAAGATTTAAAATCAATTCATGACTTAGTACAAGGAGAAGGTCCTGTAGGAGAAATGGCTAATCAATCAGGCCCTAATTTTCCTGTAGTTGGTCCTGATGTAACTAAAGGGGCATATCCTTTTAGCATCCCTAATAATTCCCAACTTCACGGTGGTCCTTTAGAAAATCAAGCAGGAAGATCATTAGTAGGCCCCGCTTATCAATATGCTTATGGTAGTGCAGCATCATCTGTAAATCCCTCTACTATGGATTTAGATGGAATTACTCCAGATAAGTATACAGACAGTCTCCCTGATTAATGGTTCATGGCGATATCATTAAAGAATCTCTTATTAATCGCCGAAGAAACAGGCGCAAATCCTGATGGGTCAAATTTTGACCAACGTTCCTTAGGGTATGGGGAGGGTGCTGGAAAATTCCAATTTGATACCCAACCACCTTATATAATAAAAGATTTACCAGGTGTAGAAGAATCAACCAACGGTAAATTAGATTTAGTAGGAGAGGTTACTGATAACTTTGTAAGAGGAGGGGCAGTAACATTAGCTACAAGAGCAGTTAAAGATGTAGAAAGATTAACTAAAGTTTTAGTTTCACCTAATGGATTATCTTGGGTAACCTCTCAATATGCATTAGCTCTTACTAACCCCCAAAATGTAATATCTCCCACAAATAGACTATTTAATTCTCTTCCTGCTCCTGGTGGTATGACTTTAGCTACTGTAGGCACAGGTGCCGCAGGAATTAGATTTAGAAAAGATGGTGTAGTAGATATTAATTTTGAATCAGGTTTTAATTATGATTCTACTAAAGGGGGTCGTAAATATGAATCTGGTATATTAGAAATAGCAAAAAACAACACCGAAAATACTTCAGAATTTACTCTTTACGGAAAATATACTAACATATATGATGGAGGATTTGAAGGTAGAGAAGATTTAATTTTAAGATACCCAGGAGGCCCCCACTCAACCTTTGGTATAGGAGATACTGAAATAAAAAGATATAAAGCAGACCCTTATAGGGGTTATTTACCTTTGTTTAACCAAAATTTATTTGCATTAAGACAAGGTGATTTAACTACTAAACCTAATATAGGAGAAGCTAATTATAGTGATTATAAAACAGTTCAAAATAAAGGACCTATTATAGAAACTGCAAAAACCCGAATTAATCTTTATAATTTAGGTGATCCAGGAATTGATTTACAAAATAATGAAGGTAATTATGATGTTTATAATATAAAAACCATAGATAGAATATCTGCAGCTAATATATTTAAAAGAGAAAACCTTGAATCTTTTGATAATACTTTTAAAGACTACATCAAATTTAAAATAGCAGTAGTTGATAATGAAAATCCATTAAATGATAATATTATATTATTTAGAGCCTTATTAGATAATATAGCAGATAATTATAGCGGTAATTGGAATAGTTTTAAATATAATGGTAGAGCTGAAGAATTTTATACGTACGATGGGTTTAAACGTGGTATAAATTTTGGGTTTAAAATTCATACCCAAACACGTCACGAACAAAAACCTTTATGGAGAAAATTAAATTACTTAGTAGCTCAAACCGCACCCGAATATAAAAACAGAAGAATGAGAGGTGTATTTTCTCGTTTAACTATAGGAGATTGGATGAATGAAATCCCCGGATTTTTTACTTCAGTAAATTTAAGCTGGAATACTGCTTATCCTTGGGAAATTAGGCATGATGCTGATGGGGTTGATAGAGATTTAAATGAATATCCTCACATCTTAGATGTATCTTGTGAGTTCCAACCAGTACATAATTTTGCTCCCTCAAATAGTCCTACTACACCATTCTTATTACCTGAAATTGGGGTTAATAATAATAGAAAATACGCTAGACAAAGTGACAATGAAAATCAAGACGAGTTTGATATAAATGGAATCGCAGCAGATGCTCAAGTAGCTGATATAGATATAATATCAGTTCCAGAACCTCCTGCTCCACCAGCTACTTTAAATCCATCACCTATCGCTTCTAATGATATAACACCAATAGAAGAAAGAGGATTAGCATTATAATGAAAAGGTTTACTGACATAAAACAACGTTTAACCCAACAAGGTAAAAGATATTACATTAATACTGTACTACCTGAAGTTCCTTTAAGTCAAGATGATACATATATCATTACACAAGATGGTGATCGCTTAGATAATTTAAGTTATGAATTTTATAATGACACACAATATTGGTGGGTAATATTAGCAGCAAATCCTAATAAATTACGTAAAGATAGTTATTATGTAGCTTTAGGTGAACAGATTAGAATACCTGCTAATCCAGATAGATATGTAAATTCATTTACAAATTTTAATAATAATCTTAGATGAGTATTTTTAAAGATACCTTTAGAAAGTATGTTAGAGACCAAATATCACTTAGAGAAGAGATAATATCTATAGGAAACCCTAAAGACACAGATACTCTTACAGGTGATGTTATTAGTCAAAAAAATCGTCTTTCTTCACAACACAATATTGAATTACAAAGTGGAACTGTAGTCAAAGAACTAGATGCAGGAGCATATTATAATTATACTTTAAATAAACAATGTATTCTTAGGTTAACCTCTATGGTTGATTATGTTGAAAATGTTAACCTTGAGATAGGTGGTTTAGAAGGCGAACAAAGCTTTAATTCTTTAAAAGGAGCTGCTTTATCTCAAAATTTTATTTTAGAAGGAGGTGTATTAAGTGACTTTGCCAGAGTAAAAGATGGTAACAAAATAACTAGGAGGGTAACTACCCCTAGAGATTCGTTCCCCCGACCAGGACAAAAAACTAATTTAGGATATGGTGATTTAGCTATTGGGGCTGATGCTACAAGCGATGGGTATGGGATTGTCCCTATGCCTGGTATTATAGATGCTAATATTAGAACAAAATCAGCATACGGTTCTTTAAGAGAAGCTAAAGTTAATTTTGAATGTCATAATAGAAGGCAACTAGAAGTTCTAGAAATGCTTTATATGAGACCTGGTTATATGGTTGTTTTAGAATGGGGTTGGACACCTTATATTAATAATAGAGGAGAAGTATATAAAGGTAAAAGATTATTAGAAGATTTTTTTGCTGATAAAGACGGTAAAAATTCTAGAATCTATACTAATAACTTAACTCAAGAAGAAGTATTTTCAGGTATAAATAAATTAAAAGAATTTCATAATGGTAATTATGATGGGTTTCTAGGATTTGTTAAAAACTTTGGGTTTCAAGCAAGAGAAGATGGTGGTTTTAGCTGCTATACAGAGTTAATTTCTATAGGTGAGGTAATAGATAGTCTTAAAATACCTAGCCTTTCTACAGTTAATGGTACACCTAGTATTTTTGCTAATAATGAATCTACAAATGATGGAGATTCAAATATAGTAATTACAAGTGATAAAGTTGTTCTCGGCGAGACGTCTGGTACCACAGTATCTGTTTCTGTAGATCAAACTGCATTTAATCAAGCATTAGAAGCAGGAATATTTCCACAATATAATGGTTTAGAAGGATTAATAAGATCACTAAGTAATTATGCCCACTTTAATTCATTTAGTAGTGAAGGTGGTAGTAGTATTACTCTTTTAGGTTATGAAAGCCAAGCGTTAAGCGAAATCTTTGATTTTAACAATGAAGATATAACA